GCCCGGTCACCTATGTATAAGGATGCATTCAAGGCAGCGAAGGCCAAAATCGGAGCAGCAGCCTCCAGCCAGATGCCACAGGCAGCCGGAACCAAGCAACCTGGTTACACGGACGGATACTATGAACTGACCACCTTTTGGATTTACAAAGAGGATAAGGTACATGAAATCCACGTCCTGAACATGCAGGAAATCCTTATTTACAAGGAAGACATAAAACCAAACACATTCCCAATCGCTGAGTTGTACTGTAATCTCCCGGCCCCGGGCCTGCTCATAGGAGTCAGTGCTCCCGCCAAGATCCTTTCCAACTCAATCGCCTACAACATCCTGGATTCCATCAGTCTGACTGCGGAGTATAAGAACCAGAGGCCTCCAAAGTTTGTCAACGCCCAGTCTGGTTTGAATGTTAAAGCATTTGCCATGCACGGGGATGAGGCAGACAGAACCTTTGTAACCAATGGGTTCGCAGACAAGGCCGTGTATTACCACCAGTTCCCTACAGCAAGTCCGGGGATCCCGTTCATGCGTAAGGATTTGATGATGAACATCGAACTGGTCAGCGGAGTGGATGGCAGATACACCGGGCGTGACACCGGGAGCATCATCACTACGGGTGGCACCGAGGAAATGTTGAACCGAGTAACCACCATCGACGTGCCGAAGATTCGTAACTACGAATCCTACGCCAAGAGACTGACGCACCTGGTTCTTGCCAATCTGATAGAGTACTCTCCGGATAGGGAATACATTGTTCAGGTCCCAGGAAAATTGGATAAGAAAACAGTCAGCGTTCCGTTTAGCCAGGTCACGGATGATGCCATCTTCAGCTATGAAATCAACATCAGCTCAGAACTTCCAAGGACCAAGCAGAGGTTGATGAACGCAGCCAACATGATCATGGAAAAACAGATGCAGTACATGCAGGAAGGCAGTGCCGTCCAGCTGATTACTGAAGAGGAATGGCTAATGTTCCAAGACATCCCAATGAAGGAATTCATGATGGAGCGTATGGGGATGCAGCGTCTTCAGGATGCCCAGGAAGAAGTCAGCCAGGTGCTGTTCCAGTATGCTGAACTGGTTAAGAACGGGATGAGCCCGGATGAAGCCATTATGGCGGTAGCCGACTCACTCAAAGCCAAACGAGCCGGAGAGATGTCTGACCCAGGAAGCCTGGTTGCGCCACCTGGAGGAGACATGTCCGGATTCGCATCACCACCGGGGCAACCGATAGTGAACCCAGGGGTGCCTCCGGCTGGAATGCCCGGACTTTCCCCGGCAGGGATGATGGCAACATAAATCATAGGCCCCTCTATACGAGGGGCTTTTTACATTTACCGGTGTTAAACCATTGACAAACAAGGGTGTTAAGTCTATACTTAAATTAGCAAGGATAGGTTCCGCAACCTTTAATTGTGTGTAGTCCTGCACTCCAGTATATTACGCCGGTATACTTGAAAGGAGACTAAACGGTAGATGATAGTAGAAGAAAACGCAGCTGACTTCCTATTAAGCACATTTGGTATTACACCACCTGCGCCAGAAGGAACTCCAGCACCAGCAGATCCAGACCCGGTACCTCCGGCAGTTGACCCAGCACCAGTCATAGACCCGGTGCCTGCAGACCCAACACCCGGAGAACCAACACCAGCACCAGCACCAGCACCTGCAACCCCCGAGCCGATAGACCTGAGCAAAGCCGAATCCGCATTCGCTGCAATGAGAGTGGAAAACAAACATTACAAGCAGACGATTGATGGGATGGCTAAGATTTTAGGGCTAGAGGACAAAGACCCCGATAAGCTGATTCAAGCAATCGAGGCCAAGGTACTGGAAGCTCAAAGTAAACAGGCTAATATACCAGTAGAAATCTTACAGAGGCTAAATGCCAGCGAACAGGCTGAGCAGAACAGACAGGCCGAAGCAAGACGAGAAGCGACTAATAAGGGTTTTGCCGACGTAGCAACCCAGTTTAAATTGGACAACTCTGGTATACAGGAATTCGCAAAGTCCCTAGATGCAATGGGGATTAACCCCTACACAATGGACATTGATCTCCCAGCACTGTACATTCTACAGCACCATGATGCGCTGTTGGAAAATGCCAGGCGAGAAGGGGAGCTCAGAGAAGCTGAACGACTGTCCAAGGTACACAATTTTTCAACACAACCAAACCCAAATACCGGCAAAGCACCAGGAACGACAGGACCAATAAACACAACTAAAGGTTTAGACGACTTCTTCAAATCATTGTAGAAGATCGCTAACACAATAAAGGAGGGATTTATCCATGGCAACTTTAAACGCATTAAACCCCGTAGCCGATATCAACTCTTGGGTTGAAATGGCTAACAACGCCGGAGCAGGCGTTATTAACCCTGAAGTCTTCTACTCGAAACAGCTTCTTGACACCATCCGATATGATGCCAAGGAATACGTTTACTTCAGACTTGCAGATGTAGCTCCTATCCAGGAGAAGGCAGACAAGCTGATGGTCAGAAGATGGGCTCCGTTACAGGCCCACACAGTTCCACTTGATGAGGGAGTTCCTCCTAAATCGGATAAGGGTTCTGTGGAAAAATATGAACTGTCCGCACACCAGTACGGCAGATTTATGGAGTTCACTGATAAGGTTGACTTCGCAGTAGTAGACCCAGTTGTTGCTCATTACACCAGAGAGTATTCTCTTGTTGCAATGGAAACACTTGACCTACTGGCTAAAGATACTTTGTTCTCCATCGCACAGAAATCCTATGCAGGCGGAGCAGCAAACTTTGAAGCCCTGACTGTAGCTTCCATTCCGTCCATTGCGGACCTAAGACTTATCACACTGTCCTTGAAAAAGGCATTGGTTAAGCCTAGACTGAACGGCAGATACCATGTCATTGCTTCCCCAGAGTTCTTCTATGATATGATCTCCGATCCTATCGTTGAGAAGTACATGACCATTAACCAAACCACCAAGACTATGTACGACAATAGTTCTTTGGTGCCTATGTTTGATCTTGAGTTTTATGAAACTCTGTTGGTTCCTACCCATGGAGATTTCACAAAAGCCGCAAAAATCACTAAGAGACTGTACAGGTCTACTGGGGTTGACACTTACGAATACGCATCCGTTGCGATTGATGCTGCAGTAGGTGGTGCCGGAACAGCTGTTGACGGGTACGTTAAGGACAGCAGAACAGGCGACGACGCTTCTTACATTCCTGGTCAGATGATCTGGGATATCGCAGGATACAACACTGCAAATCAGGGAGTAGGCGAACCTTGGGTTGAATTCAAAGCTCAGCACATCCTGGTTATTGGTAAGGACGCACTTACTAGAACCGGACTGACTGGTGAAGACCAGACTAAGATGTACGTTAAGCAGAAGGGTTCCGCCGGAGTCCTAGACCCTATCGACCAGAGACAGTCCATTGGCTTCAAAATCAACTCCGTTGGTTTCGGATCCACCAGACTGGAAGCAATCGTGGACTACGTCTGTGTTCCAACCCAGGTAAACCCAGTATAGGTCTAACCTATAAGGAGGATACCCATGGCAGAGAAGAGAAGTAATGCGTCCGAGTTTAACAGCTCGGATGCTTCCCCAAGTGTTGCGACACAGCCAGTCCCACAAGACATTAACCTAAGTGCTCAGAAAGCCCTGATAGGTGCCGAGTCCCGTAGAAAGGCTCTGCTGAAAATCTATAAGGCTGAACCACTGGTCACCGTGAACGTTTCTCCGTTGTACGCACCCTACTTTGGCAGGACTATGAGAGTCATGATCAATGGGATCAGCGTCTATGTGAGAGTGGACGGCACGAACCACCAAGTCCCGGAAACTTTCGCTGACGAAATCAACGGAAGAATCGCACATATTAACCGTAATATTGCGAAGCAAGGGCGTTTGGGAAAGGTGTCTGAGAATCAAGAGGGATCACCCGGGGAACTGGAATTGTATTAACACAAACATAAGAGGGGGAAACCCCTCTTATTTTAATTAGGAGGTGTGCTGATGCAGCTCACGCAAATTGTAACAACTGTAAATGAACTACTGGCAGGAGAATTACTGACCTACGCACAAATGGTTCGGTTCATGGATCCTGTGGTTGATGACATAAATGAGGCACTGAACGCCAAGTTCCCTAGTTTCTCAGAGTTTACTGAAGCAAACTACCCGGACAATTGGCCCGATTATAACTTCTTCCCGGACAAGTACATCAGAAGCTGCGTCTGCAAAGGGGCCGCCTACCGATACTTCACTGCCGATGAAGAGGGGATTGCCACTGCCCAGGCCTACGGCTGGGAATACAAAGACAGCTTGTTCAAAATAACCCGGGACTTCATTGACTTTGTTCCCGAGGCTTATCAGGACAACACGACACTCGGTTCCATCACTGGCCCCGAAACCACCGTGATGCTGGCTTGGGAAGATATAGGTAGCTAGATGAACACAGGTGTGGCATACAAACAGAATATGAGACAGTCCAGGACCACAGAGATTGATGAAATCTTTACCATGGGCATGCTGTACTCCAATGCACCTATTGCAGAGGGGTTCTCTCGGCTGCTTGTGAACTACGACACGGATTCAGAAGGGGCCATATTAACACCTCGCCCAGGGATCCGAGTCAAGGAGTTTGGTTTGGACCTCAGTGGGACTGCCATAGAACACACAGAGGGGATGTCCCTTTACGGTGGGCGCAAGATTATGGCAGAATCAAACAAGACATTCAGACAGGTTATTATAGGTACTGCAAGTGGGGATGCTCCGGTTGATGGAACCCAGCTTTACCTTGGCACAGGACATTTGGCAACCATCAAACAAGAAGAACCAGTTGCAGGAGGTGATCCAAATCTGACCCAATATCCGATGACCCTGAACGAGATGGTCCCTTTTGCTGAAACAGGGAGAGTGTACTACACACGCCCGGACAAGGCCAGCATCCACGGGTTCCCCATCGCAGACACAGGTGTCATTGCAAGGCATGTTGGGTGCTACGCTTTCAATAATATGTACTACTACTTTGGTGAAAGATACACCGCCGGGGAGACCCCGGTAAAAGTGGTGGAGTTGTTCAAAACAGCTCTGCACACGGATGACAGTTACATTCGAGAGGTCATTACACCCAGGGAAGTGAGCCCGACAGAGGCTGTTCAATGGGGGTACAATATGCTGAAAAGCAACCCGTACACCTTTGAGAACACCAACTACCTTGGAACCATTCAGTTGCTTGGTCTTCTCCCATACAACGACGCTGGCATTATTGTGATGAACCCATTGGTTAATCAATCCCTTACATTTGAAGCATTCTACGCTGGTAACATTGGCAACACGTATGACTTTAAATGGGAGTGGAAGGACTCTGGGTCCTCTACATACACCACTCTAAAGACAGAACGGTTGACGTTGACCGCACTACCGGAGTTGAAAGTCTTTTTCTCTTCCCCGGCAGCTAACGTCATTATTCAGCTGACTGCCACCAAGGTGGTTAACGGTACTCCGGAAACGATGCCAGAGAAGGTAATCGCCATGGGGATATCCTTCTTAAAAGAGGAGAACAAGAACAATGTCGAGATGAAGAACTACGACCTCAGCACTGCCAGTGGTATGACCTACTGGAAGAATCGGTTGATTCTTTGGGGTGTGCCAAGTAACCCACTGGCACTGTTCACCAGTGACGTGAATGACCCAAGTTACTTCCCGTATCCTTCCGGATCTGATATTTTTGAAGAACCGGTGGTACATTGTGTCCCACTGAACGACACCTTGCTGGTGTTCACCACATCAGGACTGCATCTCCTCACACTAGGTACAGACGGGCTGGGTTGGTACAAGAAGAAGATACAGAGCAACTTGAACATAGCCAGCTGGGATGTTCACTTGATCCAGGCTGTAAAGGGGATGGTGTTCTTCAAGTCAGGCAACTATTATTACATGGTTGTCCCCAGCAAACTAAACGTAGAGAACCTGGTGGTGGCCCCGGTCTCCAAAAACATCTTGGCTTTACTGGACAATTTTGAAGTAGGTGTTAAGGAGATACTTAACAGCACATACGATTACCGTGGCGGGATAGAGCTGCTGCACTACTACAACTTCCTGGATTTTGAGGACATACACAATGTATACGTTTTCAAGACTGACACTGGCAGGTACATCAATGTAATGCTGCTGTATAACACCATCTCCAGAGCGTGGCGAGTGCATACGGTAGAGAGCCAGTCGGTCCTTACCCCATTCCAGCAGGACATGACCAAGGCTGGGGTTTGGATGGAGATCACGAAAGTACTCGTTGCCGACAAGACCTATCCTGTGGTCCAGTTCATTGAGAAGGATGGGGTAGACAGAAGTGACTTGTACATTCCGGAGGAGATCGAGTATTCCTCAGCGAGTACCTTTTTATCTGAGATTGAGGCAACCAATAAAACCTCAAGACTATTCCATAATTATCAGTTCTGGGACACCGGTTACCGGGATCAATTAAACAGTAACAAGAAGCGGTATAGAGAGCTGAACTTCCTCTTCAACAATACATCCACAACATCATTGAAGTTTTACACCGACTTTTTCCTAGATGGGGAACAACGGTATAACATGTTCAAATATGATGTGCATCAAGAGCTGGACCCGGATAACCCGAACTACGGTATGATTAGCTTGGAGAGAGTTCTCCTCGACCCAACAATACTACCGGGCGAAACAATCCTGGCGGAGGGAGAATCTGATTGGGGGTCCTGGGCGTTGGATAACTCAGGTTTTCCGGAGATGCGGTTGTGGAAAATACGGATGATCATATCCGGCAAAGGTTATAACCCAAGGATGCGGTTCGTATCTCAGAATGAAGTGTCTTACGAGATTCTTAATATGGGGTGGGTGTACCGCATGATGAATGCGAGGTAGGTGAAACATGACAATACAATACATTCCAAAGTACATAAAGCAGACCGAGGCACTGGTGGGGAAGAATGTTATAACCGCCACCAGGTGGAATGAGCTGTGGAACCTGAACATCATTCAGGGGGATTACATGGCAGAGACTCTGGTCAGCGTTGTAGATGCCGTTAACCTCAGTGTCCTATCCACAGGGATCCGATACATGCGGTTAAACAATGACAATGTTATTGAGACCTCTGAGGACAACGAGAATTGGTTTGCCACAGGCTCCAGTGGGCATCTGATTATTAACAGTGCTGGTGTAGAGCTGGCACAACGTTCAAGACTTCGGTTTATGAATGGCACTATCGAAGACAACGGCACAGAAACCGTCATCACAGCCCTGCAAGGTGTAGCAGGCCCGACAGGCCCAATAGGCCCACAAGGTATTCAAGGTGCAAAGGGGGACACAGGTGCAAAAGGTAACTCCATCATTCCTTCCGTAAATCAAATTACGGGCTTGATGAGCTTCTCAGAAGGCCCTGCAGGGGCTATACCGTCAGCAGTTTATGTCAATGGACCACA